CCTCTGCCTCCTCCTGAGTCAGCTGGTCAGAAAGTTGCAACCATCAAACGTTCTGCTTCTGTCCGTGGTCCCCAAGACGATGGCAAAGGCGCTGCAGCAATGCGTCGGCCGCGTGCTCCTATTCCTACTATCACTGGCCAGGCAACTGGTATTAATGTTCCTGGAGCATCTCAATAATGGAAAATCAATCTGCCGCATCACGCTACGCTCGGCTAGCAAGCGACAGAACGATCTTTCTTGACACTGCTAGGGATTGTGCGAAGCTCTCTCTGCCCTATCTCTTGACGCCTACAACGGGCGTTACCAATGGGCAGAAGCTTCCTACACCCTGGCAGTCAATCGGAGCCAAAGGATGTAACGTCATGGCGAGTAAGCTCATGTTGAGTTTGTTCCCTGTGACGGCTACATTTTTTAAGCTACAGATTAATGACGGGAAGCTCGCCTCTGACCCTGAGTTAGATGCTACGATCAAATCAGAGATTGACTTGAGCCTCTCCAAAATGGAGCGGGTCATCATGCAACACATTGCTGAATCACAGGACCGTGTGGTCCTACACCAGGCAATGAAGCATCTAATTGTAACCGGCAATGTGCTGGTCTACATGGGTTCGAGTGGTGTAAAACTGTATCCTCTTGACCGTTATGTGGTCGTCCGTGATGGAGAGGGTCAGCCCACCGAGATCGTTACTGTTGAATCTATTAATCGTCAATTTCTTCCTGAACAATTCCAGAAGCCCAAGCGCACTGTCAACAGTGTCGATGACAACACATCGATGCCAGCTGTTGATGTGACTGTGGGTGAGGATGAAGCTGCTGTCTACACCTGGGCCAAGCTCAAGGATGGTCAGTGGCGCTGGCGTCAAGAAGTAGACGGTGAAATCATTGAAGATAGTTACGGCAAATCGCCTAAATCTATCTGCCCATTTTTGCCCCTTCGCTTTAATGTTTGCGATGGTGAAGATTACGGAAGAGGCAGGATCGAAGAGTACTTGGGTGATCTTAAGTCACTCGAAGGACTCATGCAAGCTATGGTCGAGGGCTCTGCTGCCGCCAGTAAGGTGGTGTTTTTGGTATCTCCTTCTGCAACCGTTAAGCCTTCTATTCTGGCGAAGGCGGGAAATGGTGCAATCATTCAGGGACGCCCTGATGATGTGTCTGCAGTTCAGGTCCAGAAGCAAGCAGACTTCTCAACCGCATACCAAATGATTACTCAGCTCAATCAACGGTTGAGCGAAGCATTCCTTGTGTTGACTGTGCGCCAGTCAGAGCGCACAACAGCCGAAGAAATTCGTTACGTTTCACAAGAATTAAACGAGCAATTAGGTGGCATCTACGGTAACCTGACGACCGAACTGCTTCGTCCCTATTTGCAAAGAAAACTGTTTACGCTTCAACGCTCTGGCGTGTTGCCTAAACTACCCAAAGGTGTTGTGTTTCCCACGGTCATTGCTGGTATCGAAGGTATCGGTCGCGGCCAAGACAGGGAATCATTGATGCAATTCATGCAGACCATTGCTCAAGCTCTTGGGCCTGAGGCTTTGGTTAAGTATGTAAATCCTGAAGAGGCTATCAAGCGTCTTGCTGCTGCCCAAGGTATTGATCCAGTTGAACTGATCAAGACTGCTGAGCAAAGGCAACAGGAAATGCAGCAGGCACAACAACAGCAAATGCAAGCTTCAATGGTACAACAGGCAGGCCAGTTGGCTAAGGCTCCTATGCTGGATCCATCTAAGAACCCTGATGCCCTCGAAGCCGTACAAAATACTGTCGATGGAATCCAAGAACAAGCGTCAGGTGGAGCCCAGCCCCCTGCCTAGCGCATCCCCTACTGAACTCTCTACCCGTAAGAAGGCCGTCAAGCCTTCTGTCCATAACAAACCCCTCGCCAAGAAAAAGGTCACGACTCCTGGCCTTGGCATGGTCTCTCTCACCACCCACTGATCCACAAACCTATGGCAGAGATTACTTTTGACGCTACTGATCCACAGGCTACAGAAGCTAGGCAAGCCGAAGAGGCTCGTCTTATTGAGCTTGGTGAAAAGGTTATCAATGATGAGGAAGCTCGTCAGCAAGATACTTATGATCGCGCCAAAGCTGCTGAAGAATCTGAACTTCGGTACGCTGGTAAATTCAAGTCTGCTGAAGATCTCGAAAATGCCTACAAGGAACTTGAGAAGAAGCTTGGCCAGAAGGAAGACAGTCCTACTGAGACGACTGATCAGCCTGAAGCTGAGGCCCAAACCTCCGAAGAAAGCACTCCGCTGGATGATACTGTTCAGTTCATCCGCGATGCGTCAGATGAGTACTTTAGTAACGAGAACCAACTCAAACCTGAGACAGTTCAAAAGCTAAAGGAGATGCCGTCTGAGCAGCTGATTGATGCTTATCTACAGATGCAGAAGGACCTGGCCCCTGAGCCCGGTGCTCTGTCTGATGCAGACGCAAGCGCAATCATGACCGCAGCAGGCGGAGAGCAGGCTTACAACGAAACCCTGGCATGGGCTGCTGACAATCTGAGTCCAGATGAAGTTGCAGCTTATGACAATGTGATTAACAGTGGTAACAAAGATGCTATCTTCTTTGCTGTTAATTCTCTGACCCAGCGCTACAAAGATGCTGTTGGGTTTGAGGGTGCTCGTGTGTCTGGCAAATCTATTCGCAGTAGTGTCCAAGGTTACCGTAGCCAAGCCGAGTTGGCTCGTGCTATCAGTGACCCTCGCTATCGCAATGATCCAGGCTATCGTCTTGATGTCCAAGAAAAGCTGGCTGCAAGCGGCGATCTTTTGTAAGATCGTGGGGACTGCAATGTCCCCCTGCCTATTGAGGATGGGATAACCTCGTTAAAAACCCAGTCATGACTGGAACCTTGGCCCGCTGCGGTGGATACCCTTGGTGAAAGCGAACCCACAACTAAATACTTTTCCGCGGAACCCTATTGTAAATATCTAGTTCATTAATTAAAATGGCAACTGTAACTCAGCTAGGCCAGGCTAATAAGGCTGGCGATACTAAAGCTCTTTATTTGAAGCTGTTTACCGGTGAGGTCTATGAGGCCTTCCGTAACAGCACGATTGCTAAGGGTCTGGTGATGAACCGGAGCCTGACAAATGGCAAAGAGGCACAATTCATCCATACAGGGCGTGTCAGCGCTAGCTATCATACGGCTGGCACTGCGATTTTGGGCTCGGGTGATCCTCCGGTGGCAGAGACCACCATCGCGATGGACGATTTGCTCGTCGCCTCCGCGTTTGTAGACAACCTCGACGAAGTTCTGGCTCAGTACGATATTCGCGGCCCGATCTCGCGTCAGATTGGCCAGAGCCTCGCAGAATTTTATGACCGTCGTATCTTCCGTGTGCTTGACCAAGCAGCTGGCGCTACCGCCGCTGTGACTGGTGAGCCCGGTGGCTTCGAGGTGAACCTCGGCACTGGTAACGAGTACAACGCTCAAGCCCTGGTGGATGGCTTCTTTGAAGCCGCAGCTCGTCTCGACGAGGTTGCAGCACCCCAGGACGGACGTGTCGCCGTGTTGTCCCCCCGGCAATACTACGCATTGATCTCACAAGTAGACACAAACATCTTGAACCGCGACCTGGGCAACAGCCAGGGTTCTATGAACTCCGGTGAAGGTCTCTATGAGATCGCTGGTATCAAGATCTACAAGTCCAACAACATCCCCTTCCTGACCCGTTACGGCTCCGCTTCCGGCGAACTGATCGACGCAGCTGCTGTGACTGGTGAGAACAACAGCTATGGTGTTCGTACCGACTTCGCTAACAGCTGCGGTCTTATCTTCCACCGTGACGCTGCTGGTGTTGTGGAGGCTATTGGTCCTTCTGTTCAAACCACCGGTGCAGACACTAAGGTAATCTACCAAGGCGATGTTATCGTTGGCCGCTTGGCCTACGGTGCTGGCGCCGTCCGCGTGTCCGTTGCTGGTGCTTTCCGCAACGTTTGATGGCAACTTCCATCATTTAATATCTATCGTCGCTATAGGGCCATCCTTCGGGGTGGTCCTTTTTTCTTGCCCGAATAAAATGACAACTCAACTTCAAGCTGTTAACCAAATGCTTAGCGGTATCGGGCAAGCCCCCGTGGTGGCCCTCGATGTTGCTAACCCAGAGATTGCTATTGCTTTGAATATCCTAGAAGCAGTAGAAGGTGAAGTCCAAGGCGAAGGCTGGCACTTCAATACCGAGGTGGCGTACCCTTTTGTCGCTGATGCAAGTGGAGATATTGTGGTTCCTACCAACGTTCTCCAGCTGTCTGACAACAAGTTTGCCAATTCTCAAAAGTACCAGACCGTATTACGGAATGGTAAACTTTACGACAAAATTAATCATACATACACATTTACAGCTGGTGCAACAATCAAATGTGATGTAGTATGGAAAGTAGATTTTGAAGACATGCCTCATGTTTTTCAAGACTACATTACGCAACGAGCAGCTCGTGTGTTTGCTGGGCGAGTCCTAGGCTCACAAGAGATGGTTACCTTTAATGCTCAAGACGAAGCTATCCTGCGAGCTAATTGTTTGGCTTACGATACTTCTACCTCTGAGGTAAATATCTTTGGCCAAGAAAACGGTCAGAATACATACATTAGCTACACTCCTTTCCGCGCTATCTCTCGATAAATCATGGCTGCTATCTCACAAAAAATCATTGGCCTGGTTGGTGGGGTATCTCAACAGCCTGATTCTCTTATGCTTCCGGGCCAATTCCGAGAGTGTGATAATTACTACCCTGACCCAACCTTTGGTCTGTTGAAAAGACCAGGCGCCAAACACGTTCGCAAGTTAGACAGCCCTTACGCTGATGGATCATGGTTCTTTATTTGCAAAGGCCTTGACGAAAAACTTTTGCTACAGATCAGCAAGACAGGTGGTGTAAAGCTTTGGGATGCTCAGAGTGGTATTGCACAGACAGTCAATGCGTTGTCGTCTACTGCTACTACCTATGCAACCCATGATTCTAAAACAGAATTAGAAGTTCTACAGATCAACGACTTTATCTTTGTTCTTAATAGAAACATTCTAGTTGCTAACGGAACTGCAACATCACCAGCACAGACACCATTCGGTTGGGCCGAACTGACGACCATTGCGTACGACACAGAGTACAAGGTCACCATCGATGGTGTTGATTTTATTTACCAGTCTCCGACCTCCAGCGGTAGTCGTCTTAACACAAACACTATCGTTGATGCGCTGGTTACCTCAATCAACGGTAATGCAAATTACAACGCGATCGGGGTCGCCAACTACATCTATATCGAGCGTACGGATGGTGCGGACTTTACGCTGAAGGCATCTGGTAGTGTTTCTGGTACTGGTCTCGAAGCATATAAAGGTACGATTGATGGCGTTGAAGATCTGCCTGCTCAGTTTGTGCATGGCAAGATTGTTCGTGTTGCTGCCAGTGGTGATTCTACTGGTGATGATTACTTTCTAAAATTTGAAACCGAAACAGGATCCGGCGAAGGTGCTGGTGTGTGGCAAGAGACAGTAGGCCCTGGCACTAACCTTGGTGTTGATGCCGCAACCATGCCTCATGCCATCATTCGTGAGGCTGACGGTAGCTATACCTTCCGTGAGCTAAGTGAATCTGCTGCTAACTCTTACGTTCTATCCACGTCTGTCAACGGTATTCCCTTGACGGCTTCTGTGACTAGCAACGGAAACGCTCGTTGGCATATTGGCCAAAGCTTTCCTGTCTATGGTGGTACTGGTAAAAACCTGCGCCTACAAGTAACATCAATCAATGCCAACCGTCAGATCACTGGCATCAAGATTGTGCGTGCTGGTCAAGACTATACAGCAGCTGATGTTGTATCTAATAATGAGGGTGATACATTTACCATCAACACCGTAGGTACACAGACGATTAGCGGCAGCACCTGGGCAAACCAGTACTGGGAAGGCCGTACCGTAGGTGATGAAGAGACAGCCAAAGATCCTACGTTTGTAGGCAACCCTATTACAGGCATGTCGTTTTTTAAGAACCGACTTGTCTTGATGAGTAGTGAAAACGTTGTCTGTTCTCAGGCTGCGGAGTTTCTTAAGTTTTATCCTCAGACTGTAATTACTACGATTGATAGTGACCCTATTGACCTGTCCGCAGGTTCTGTCACTCGTATCGAGTTCCGTCATGCGTTACAGCGTACCAATGGTTTGCTGTTGTTTGCAGACAACTCTCAGTATGTGTTGCAGACGCGAACCGAAGCGTTCTCGCCTACCACTGCTGAACTTAACTTGATGTCTAGCTTTAGCCATAGCGTCAACGTCAAGCCGGTTGACCTAGGCAACACGGTGGTTGTGGTGGAGGAAAACAACACCTCTATCGCAGTCAACGAGCTGACCATCTCAGAAGGGGCAAACCCTTTGCGGAAAGAGCTAAGCAAACTCATTCCGTCTTACATTCCCACTGGCATCGATCAGACTAGCAACAGCGTCAGTGCTTCCTTGTTTGCTTTTAGAAGCGTACAAGAAAAAGAAGAACTGTATTTGTTTAGGTATTACACCCAAGACACTGAGCGTTTGATTGCATCTTGGTTCAAGTGGACATTCCCAGGTGAAGTAGAGCTGGTGGATTTCCATGAAGATGAAGTCTTTGGTGTTCTCAAGACTGACAGTGGTTCTGTGCTGATCCACATCGGTCTGATGACAGAAAGCCCTGGTGGTGCCATCTTCTTTGACAATCAATATGTAGACCTGCGGATGGATTTGTTTGATTACAATCCAGCCAAAACCTATGTGTCTGCATCTGACGAAACCCGTATCTTTTTCAAAGATGGTTGTGACATTGCATCTGCTCAGCCTTGTCTGGTAACTATTGATCCAAACGACAACTCATTTACACAGTTCCCCACGATGCAGTTTGATGCAGCGGGGGCACCAGGACAGCAGTACTATGTCGCTGTCGAAGGTGATCAATCAGCTGTGCAATATGCCTTGGGCTATCGCATTACATCTGAAGCACGTTTGCCTGGTTTCTATGTTAAGAAAGATAAGCAAGCAGACGAGATTAACGTTCCAACAATTCACCGTGTTCGTCTGTATAGTCATGAATCTGGTCCTTATGAGATCAGTCTTGATGTCCCTGGACGATCTACTTTCACATTGACTCTGCCACAGATTCAAGCCAACTCAAGTACCGCAAACACACCACCGATGATTCGGTCTGCCGAAAACATCATTCCAGTTATGGCTAAGGGCCGTGATGTAGATCTTAAAATTATCTGCAACTCTCCTTTTCCCCTCGCTCTTGTAACGCTAATCTGGGAAGGCACATATAACAACAAAGGTATCAGAGCAGTATGATCCATGAAATCCGTCCAGCTACATTAGAGGATGCTTCCTATTTAGCTGCACACCTACAGACGGACGATCTGCGTGAAATTCTTGGGTGGGGCCACAATCCTTATCAGGTCCTACCCAAATCTTTTGATCAACTAGAAGATCCTATTGCTTTTCTTGTTAAAGATAAGCTCTGCGGCATGGCTGGGGTATCCAGAACAGATGCCCATTGTGGAGCAATCTGGATGTTGACCACCGATCACGTCCGCCCATATCCAAAGCTATTTTTTAAGGAGGCCAAAAAGTGGGTCGATCAACAAACCTCCTATTCCGTACTTCACAACATCGCTGATCCAAGGAACCGTATGCACATGAAGCTTCTCCACATGTTGGGGTTTAAGAAGCTGAGCTATGTGACAGTTGGGCCACAAAAATTAACCTATGTAGAGTTTGCTAAATTAACTAACCATGTGTGAACCTATTATTTTAGGTATTTCTACAGCTGTTATTGGTGGTGTTCAGACTATTGCTGGATACCAGACGCAACAACAGCAAGCGGCATACCAGTATGAGGCTGCCCAGGCAGCTCGTGATTATCAGATTCAAGTCCAGAACCGTAACTACGCTATTGCAAAAGCTAATGCTGATGCAGAGTATGCAGGCCAAATGCGTGCGTATAATGCAAGCCAGCAAGCCTATGAAGATCAGATAGAACAGAATCGTAATGCTGCTAACCGTGCGTATCGTTACGAACAGCTGCGGCTAAAAGGTGAGCGCGAGAAGGCAGCAACCCAAGCGCAAGATCTTTGGATCAAAAAGATGAAGAAGATGGGTACAACCCTTGCTGCTGGCCGTACTGGTCAGAGTATTTCTAATCTTGTGTCTGATGCTGAGCGTGAATATGGTCGTGACCTTTCACGTTTGGGTACCAACCTTGGCTACGCAGCCGATGCGTATGAACTAGAAGCTGAAAGAATTGCATTGGATCAGCGCTCTGCTAATGCTGCGGCAGCTAGCCGTAGGATGTTTCAACCTGTCCGAAGTATTGTCGCACGGCCTATGGATCCTCTCAACCCAGTTCGCCCTATGGGGCCGTCTGCTACGAGCCTTGTTTTAGGTCTGGGTCAGAGTGCCATTGCAGGTGGTTCTGCATATCTTTCAACCAAAGCTCCAGCAGCAGGTGATACCTCTGGTGGTAATCAAACACAAACTAAACCCGCCGGTGACTAATGGCAGACATTCAACTTACTGGGTATCAAGGTCCTAGAGGCTTTAAGGCTGCTACGGCTTATGATCCTTCCTCTCAAATTCAACAACAAGAAGACTCTGCTGCCCGTAAGCGTGAACGTGCTGCTGCTGACTATGGCAAACAGCTGAACCGGTCTGAACAACAGTACCGTGACCAGCTGCAACAGATTGGTTCGCAGTTTGAAGAGCGTGGTCAGCAGACCCTAGATGCGTTAGCAAAGTTTAGCTCTACCCTTCAGAAAGATTTAGAAGACCGTACCGAGCGTCGCAACAAAGCAGAATACAATGCTGGCCTTGCGGAAATCATGAACGGACGTGCTCAGTTCCCTGAGTCTGTTTATGCCGAACACAAGAAAGAAGCTGAGGTGCTTGCTAACGCAGCCGAAGCTGACGGTGAGGTTGCTAACAGTTTAGAAGAACAGGGCAACAAAGAGCTTAGCCTGCAGATCCGTAAGAGCAGCCCAGCTGTTTCAGGTTGGCGTGCTTATGGTCGTGCGGTTGGTATGGCAAAGAAGGCAGCCCTTGAGGTTCAGCCTTTCCTTACCTCCTTTATGACACGGACGGACAAAATTGTCCCAACACCTCAAGGCTTAAAATCACCAGCAGAGATTGCTCAGTCTGGTGACGAGTACGAGATTGAAGCAGCTCTGGCTGTAGGCTCAGAAGAACTGTTTGAGTCTCGGGGTATCTCTCGTCTCAACCCTGTTGTTTTGGCTGAAAACTTTGCCCCTACATTCCAGGCCGCAAAGTCACAGATCAAATCCAACACTGTTAGTCAAGTTATTGCTAACGAGCGTGAGACCAACGAATATAACATTCTTAGTGGTCTTAGGGTTGCTGCAACTACTGAGAACATTACAGATCAAGAGCTAGGCAATACCTATCAGCAGGCAGTTAAAGACTTGCAAACACTGGCTGGTCTTAGTAAAGGTAAAGCCGCTAGGCTGGCACTAGAAGGTATGATTTCGTCTGCGGAATCTCTACCTCCAGAAGAAGCGGAAGCTGCATTGCAGCGTTTAGAACGGCTTACGAAAATTGAAGGCGATCCTAAGAGTGGCACTCTAGGCAAGCTTAATGCGGATCAATTCCGCGCAGCACGCGCCAGGATTCGCCAAACGAGGCGTCAAGAGCAATCGTATATTCGCCAGCAAGAAGCTCGTGAAGTTAATGATCTGATTGCTCAATATAAGTATTTACAAAATACAGTAACTGATTCAACTCAGCTAGAGCAAGAACAAAAGGTGCTGCTTGAGCGTATTTCTCAATATGATAATGCAGAAGCTAGAAACTTTTTAGCTGATGTAGCGATTGATAAAACTACGCCTAAAGAGTATGCTATTTACAATACAGCTCTTACTCGGGATGACATGACGCTTGAGATGATTGAGTCGTTAAATATCCCTGAAAGTTTGAAAGAAAACTTGCGTAAGCAAGCAGCTGATAGGGAACGTATAGAATATGAAAAGATTTATGGTAGGCAAGTAAGGGACTCTACTCAGCAAGTATTGGCTGAGGCTGGTGAGGTTTCCTTTGATATTACTGGTAAACCAAGCCAAAATCCTGAGGCTTATTATGCTTATCAACAAGCAGTTGAAGATCAGCTGTTTGAATATAGAGAACAGTACAAAAACACTAAGGGTGTTTATCCAACACAGGATGAGCTGTCTAAAGAGTTAGAAAAAATCTCTAAACGAGTCTTTTTAGAGTATTACACTTCTAAAGGAAAGCCTCGTAATAACCCTAAAACAGCCATGACGATTCGTAAGAACTCTGATGGTGAGCCTGTTTACGATAATAGTAATGTCCGTATCGAAGATTTAGACAATCGTTACGATCATCCAGAGAATAGCATTCTGTTGACAGAGAACGAAGTCAAAGCTAATTTAGAAAGGTTCCGCGATAATCAGCAACTGACTGGCAGGGCTCGTGATCCACGAATCAAGCCAGCACACATGCCAATGGCCACCTTTCTGAAACTGCAAGCAGAACACTATGGCATCAATCCCACCCCCTATCTTAAAGAAGCTGCAGAGCGTGAAGGCACAGCGATGCGGCTGGCTCCTGGTGCAGCTAATCGTCTCTACAACTCTGATGATGAGTTGTCACAGGCAGCAGGTGCAGCAGGAGTGGCACAAGCTCAACAACGTTCTGAACGACTTGCTGCAAAGGAGGCCGGCACATTCAAAGTAGAAACGCCCAGAGGCTTAATCACGCCAATGGGCGATACAGAGATTCTACAGCTAGCTTTCAACCAAGGCTTCAACGACAGAGATGCTGTTAAGCTTTTAGCCATTGCTCTTGCTGAGTCTAGTGGCGATCCAGAAGCTCACAACGATGATGCTTCAACTGGTGATGATTCCTATGGGTTGTGGCAGATTAATATGTTGGGTGATATGGGTCCTGAGCGTAGAGCAGCCCTGGGTCTGATCTCTAATGATCAACTCACTGATCCAACTATTAACGCCATGGCTATGCGTTATATTTTCAAGCAACAGGGATTTAATGCTTGGTCCGTTTACAAGAGCGGAAAGTACCGAGAATTTTTACCTGATGCACAACGAGCTCTTGTAGCTCTTCGTAGAGGTAGGTAGGGCTGGTGCGCTGGCCCTCTTTTTCCTTATTCCATTTAGCCTGCGGGCCTTTTGACTATGCCTAGAGCGGTTTATGATCCTGAGTACCTAGAAGAAAATTATCGTAAAAGACAAGAAGAAGAAAGCAAGAATCGTGCTGCTGAAGAACTCCGCCTTGCTAAAGAAGCAGGAGAGGTAGCTGAAAGCGCCACAGAGATGCCTGAAGAGGGTGAGGATGCTACTACCACCGTCAACCCTTTAGACAATCTCTCAGGCCCTGCTGAGGGTCTTTCTGACTTTCTTGAGAATGCCGCTGTTGGTATTCGAGATTTTGTTGATAATACCTTCCAAGGTGATCAACTCACACGAGAACAAATTGTTGAAAACAGGGAAGCTCTTCGAGAGGAAGGCCGTGAACAGGCTGAACAATTTGAAGAGCAGCTATACCAAGACCCTGCTAGTACTGTTGCTGCTGAAGCTGTTCGAGTTGGTACAGGAGCCGTTGTTGGCACTGTCGAAGATACTCTCAACACAGCTGACCTTCTTGGCGATGTAATTAAGAAAGGACTGACTTCTGTTCGTGGTTTAGAAACCAAACCCACAGAAGATCCTTTTTCTGATCGCTATGTAGCTGCTGCCTATTCGTTTGGTACTAAGAAGCCAAAGACAGAAGTAGGCAAGATGGCAGCTAAGCTTGCTGAAATCATTGTTATCACCCGTCAACTGATGGTGCGGGGTCCTGGATTCCTGCGTCTTGGTGTGAAGGGTGGTCCTAAAAACATCAAACAAGCATTGCGCGAAGGCGTGATTCCTGGCGCTATTGCTGACTTCATTACAACCACACCCGAGGATGGTAACTTCTCGGCGATGGTCAACAGCTTTATTCCTGAAGATCATCCACTACATGATTCGTTCTTGACGGCATTGCGTAGTGAGGAAGATGACGATCCGTTTACAGCCAAGGTTAAAGGCTCGCTCGAAGGTGGTGTCATCGGCTCTATTGCTGATGGTTTCCTTTGGCTGAGCTTTGGCCGTAAGGCAGCTCAACGCGCTATTAGAAACGGTGCGACAAAAGAGCAAGCATTGGAAACTGGTTTGAAAGAAAGCCAGAAGAAGATGAAAGAGGTGGATGCTCAGCACACCAAAGCAGTTGCCGAAGAAGCTGATCGCTTCGACGACATTTATCAAGAGCAGTTTGACGACCTGACTCGTGCTGAAAATGATGTCGTCGTCAAGATGGCTAACTTGCAGCGGGCTGGTGTTAAACCAGAAGATCCTCGATACAAGGCAGCAATGTCAACCCTTGAGGATATTCGTCTCCACAAAGCTGAAATTGACGAAAACCTGTCACGAGGTTACAACCCTGATGATTTGAAGGGTGCTGACCAGCAAGATGTTGCAGCATTTAACACTCCTGCAAAACCTCAAACTGCTGTTGAGCAGCAACTCAAAGCAGAGAACCCTGATCCAGGTGCGCCGTTTCCTAAAGAATACACTCCGTTGGAGTCGGGCGGTGCCCACATGATGACGGATGCTCAGTACAAGATTATGGCTTATCGGCCAGAAGCTGAGCAGCTTATCCGTCAATATAGCAAAGACATGGACTTGCAAGCCATGGCAGCCAAGTTGAAAGTTCCTGTGGCTGACATCTTGCGCCATGCTGCTGACAAGCTAGAAGATTTTAGGTCTGCTCTTAAACCAGAAGCTCCAGCTGATGAGCTGAAGCAGATGATGAAAGACAACGGTTTGCTCGATCCTGATTCAAAATCGGACAAACTTCTGTCTAAGAGTGGCATCCTTGTTACTAAGGCTTTGATTGGTGATACTGCCGAACAGATTCACCAGCTGGCTAAAGAAGCAACAGAACTGCGCCAAGCCGGCGCCCCTCCTGGTAACTTGCTTGATCGCAGTATTGATCGTTTGGTAACTCTCTTGGAGTTCCATAAATTTACTGCGTACAAAACAGGCTCTACCCTGGAAATCTTCAAACGTCGTATTGGTATGCCAATCGACGAGGCAGCTAACCGTGACAACTTTGAGCTAAGCATCAAAGAAGTGCGGGAATGGTCTGTCAGTCTGAAGAATAAGTTGCGTAGTGGTGACCCTGCTGCTCAAGCAGAAGCCGACCGTCTAATCAATATGATGGTGTTGGCTGGTGGTGACCCTACCAATCAAGTTAAGTTTGTTACTGCTGCCATTGTTCAAGGCGCTAAACAGGCTACCACGGCCATGTATCAGTCGATTCTGTCTGGTCCTATCACTCACTTCCGTAACGCAGTTGGTAACTCTTATTCGCTCGTTGAGCGGCCGTTGTCTGCGTATTTGCGTGGTGTTGTTACTAATGACAAATCGGTTCGTGCGTCAGCTCTTGCGGGGGCTAACTCACTTTTTTCTGGACTTGGCGATGCTTGGAAGATTGCTAAACAAACTTACAAGACGGGTACTTCGGTTAACTTTAATGCGAAGTTTGCGGTACAAGATTTTGAAACGCAAGCCATGCTGCGTCAAATGGAACTTGCTGCCACCACCCAGTCTGAACAGATAGCTGTTAAGTTTTTGGCTTATAGCTATCGTTTCCAAAACAACCCATGGGTGAGCTGGCCTAGCCGTGCTCTAATGGCAAGTGATGACTTCTTTAAGAGTCTAGCTGCTCGATACAGGCTTTACTCTAAAGCTAAGTATGAAGCCATCATGCACGCAGTTGATGATGAATCCGTTGATGCGTTGATGGATTCATATGTTAAAAAGTTCTCTCAAGGTATTGATCCAGGTACTGGCCGTATTCTTGACAAAGATCTTCTTAACTATGCAGAGCGGGCTACGTTCCAGCAAGATCCTGGTGCGATTGTCAATGCCCTATCTAACTTTGTGGATCAACTGCCTTTGGGCTCTGGTCGTCTGTTCCTGCCGTTTATTCGTACCCCTGGTAACCTTTTGGGCTATGGCCTAGAACACCTGCCTGGTGCTAATAAAATTATCCGTCAGATGGATAAGACTTACATAGCAGCCAAGAAAAACGGAGACCGTATGTTGATGGCTGAGCTTGAGGGCCGCTATGCAACAGGTCTGATGACTATTGGCTTGCTAACGACAGTAGCTATGTTTACTGATGTTACAGGCAACTATCCTCCAGACGCAAACGAAAGAAAAGCTTGGCAAGCAGAAGGCCGTCCGCCAATGTCAATTAAGATTGGTGGTGTGTGGGTTTCTTATGCAAGTTTTGAACCTATCAACTCTTTCCTGTCTGTCACCGCAGACATTGTACGCCTGACCAAAATGGGCGGAGCAGAAGGAGCTAGCCGTGCTATGCAACAGCTGCTTTACTCGTTTACAGCTGGCTACACCGACAAGAGTTTCTTGGCTGGTCTATCTGATCTTGGAGAAATCTTCTCTCCTAAGAACATGAATGACCCCAGTGGTTTCCGTATGGCATTGAATATGGCTAACAACTATGTTCCTGCTTCTGGTCTGCGTAGAGCTTTTGCTAATTCTGTAGACCCCTACATGAAGGAACTGCGTGGTGAGCTGGATCGTATGTTGATTGCTGCAGCTCCTGGCTATGGCAATGATCTGCCTTCTGTCACCTCTTGGATCAGTGGCGATAAACTCCACAGCGCTGGTGGCGGACTGTTTAATGCTGTTAGCCCCATTCGCATCCAGAACGTCAACGATAACTTTGTTGCTCAGAAACTAAGCCAGATTGGGTATCCATCCAATGAATTGCTGAAGACCGGCAACTTTGGTGTTAAGTTGGAACCACGGCATCGTGAGCAACTAGCCAAGATCCTGGCCAAGAGCGGACTTACCAAGCGGCTTGAGAAGATTATGCGCGATCCAGAGTGGAAGAAAATGGAAGAAGCATATCGTGGTCGTCCAGTTGATATGGAGACCTTCTTTAACGATGATGAGTCTAACCCTCCACACATCCGTATGATTACTCGCGAGATTAGCAAGTATAAGCGTACTGCTCTTAATAAACTGATGCAGCAGGATCCGTCTTACAAAGAACTGGTTGCTGCTGAGAAGTACAAGAGACAAAGACAGCTCCGTGGTGATTTTAGTCAAGCAGAGATTGACGTTATTAAACAATACGCCGGTATCGAATAACCGTACCCAACTAGAAAAACATGGCAACTGACACTACTATTCCGGGTAACGGTACGGCCGGCCCTTTTTCAATTACTTTCCCATACCTTGAGCGTACTGACATCAAGGTGTCTGTTGATGAGGTTGTAACCACCGACTTCTCTTTTGATAACGACACCCAGATTCGCTTTACGGTAGCTCCGTTTCCCACCTCTGGTCAAACGATTCGTATCTTCCGTGATACGGACATTAGCTCGCCTCAAGCTACGTTTGTTTCGGGTTCTGCTATCCGCGCACAGGACCTGAACAACAACAACCTGCAACTGGTGTACTCTGCCCAAGAGCGTGAAGAGCGTTCTTTGGACTCCACGGGTGGTACGCTATCCGGTACGTTGGACATGAGTTCCAACAAAATCATCAACCTTGGCACTCCGACAGCAGGTACGGATGCCGCTACTAAGGACTATGCAGATCTGAAAGTAGCCAAGGCTGGTGACACCATGACGGGTTTGCTTACCCTGTCTGGTAACCCAACCGCTAACAATCACGCAGCCACCAAGACTTACGTTGATTCTGCTGACCAGCTCAAGCTAGACCTTGCTGGTGGCACGATGACTGGCCCTATCGCCATGGGTGGTAGCAAAGTCACTGGGCTTGGCACTCCTACAGATACTGGTGATGCGGCAACCAAAGCGTATGTTGACGGCGTTGCTGTTTCTGGTATTGCTGACGGCGACCGTGGAGACATCACTGTAAGCAACAGTGGTGGCACTTGGACCATCGATAACGGCACGATTACATCTGCCAAGATGGACACCAACATCGAGCTGCAAGGTACGTTTAGTGCTACTGCAACTACCTTCAAAGGTACTGGCATAGGTAATGATCCTGGTCAAATCACCCTAAATTGTGATAACAACAACCACGGAATTACAATTAAGAGTCCGCCACATACTCTTAATTCTGTTGCATACACCCTTCAACTTCCTGTCACTGCACCTACGCAAAATGGTTATGCTTTGATAGGTAACCAAAATGGCGAATTGTCTTGGGGTACTGCAGGTGGTGCTTCTGGTGGTGGTACTGACCAAGTGTTTTATGAGCACGACAGCACGATCACTACAAGTTACACAATCGGTGCTGGCAAAAACGTAATTACTGCTGGACCTATCACTCAAAATGCTTTTGAAGCGGATGGAGTCACACCAGTAGTTGTAACCGTACCTTCAACTTCAAACTGGGTGATTGTTTAATTATGGCTATTACAATTAATGGATCCGCCGGTACAATCACCGGCATTAGTGCAGGTGGATTGCCTAATGGTGTCATTGTTAATGATGACATTGCAAATACTACTATTACAGATGGTAAGCTTGCTACAACACTAGATTTTTCTAGTAAAACAGTTACCTTGCCTGCTGGCACTGGCGGAAAACTTGTCAATGTTGCTCAAACGATTATTGACAGTAAAGCTAATTTTGCTGCGCGATCGGCAAACAGTTTTGCACGTTTTCCAGAAATGGATGTTACTTACACAACAACTGTTGCTGGCTCAATTTATGTAAGTTTTAACTGGGCTCTGCTTATCTCAGCTTCTTCTTATGATGCAACATTTAAGTTGTATAGAAAAATTGGTAGTGGTCCAGCTGTTGAACTTTTAGTAAATTCAAGCCCTTTAGCTAGCACTAATACTGGTGTGTTTGGTAATTTTAGAGGCAATACACCAAACGAAGGTGATCGTTTTGTATATTCATTTTTAGATACACCTGGCCACACAGCTGGTGATGTAATTACTTACGAGCACCACTTATGTAATCAAGGCCAAATGTCTTTGAATGTGCCAAGACAGACAAATGGTTATACATCTACCTGCGTATCACCTATTGTTTTTATGGAGATGGCACCATGATTCAATTTTTCCTTTGTGAGGCAATTTCTGAACTTGGCAACGGCGAGGGCTTTCAAGTAACAGCTACTACTTACGACGACTTTGTAGTTAAAAGCTCTGATCCAGAAAATCCAGTTGTTTTTGATCGTGACGCTGCAGTTGCTAAGGCTCAAGAATTAGAAGCTGCATACAACTCCAAACAATATCAACGCGATCGTCAACCTGAATACCCTTCTCTTGCAGACTTTGCTGATGCTTATTACTGGTCACAAAAAGGTGACGATACAAAAATGACCGCTTATGTCGCAGCCTGTGATGCAGTCAAAACTAAATATCCAAAACCGGAGGTTGAATAATGGGAATTAG